ATCATGCTGATGATGAGAAGGAATATCAGTGGGCACCCACCGCAGGTGGTGGTCTGTTGATCTATCGTAAGACTATTCACAAGATGTTCAGTGCCGTGCTCAAGGATGAACGTGTCCTGATGCTTGGGCCGGGTGAGTGGCGCAAGGTGGAGATCATTGAGTGAATGGTAAGCAAGCTAAGTCATTACGGAAAATCTTAGGCATAGTAAAGCCCGCACCTGACCAGAGTCAGAGCGGGCTAGAGACTAAGCAATCGGAGAATGGGCCTTACTTAGTGTTTCATCAACGCAAGGTACCTACGTTGAATATGTATCGTATGATCAAGCGGAAGTTTACTAGGAAGGGGAAGTAGTTCCTCGTTTAGTCTTAAGGAACTGTAACAAACAGGAGGCGAGGGCATCTATTTTGTCCTCGTCTCCATTCAGTTTACTCCAACCAAGGGAGAAACATATAGCATGGCAAAGCTCATGATAGAACGTATGCCGGAACAGATCAGTCTTGAGTCCCTCTCGAACATAGATGATAGCATCATCGCTGTCCGTCATTCCAAGAACCTTAACATCGTTGTCCACTGTAGGTACAACACAAACCGTCCAATCACGGCCTCCCAACTTAAAGCTCGTAGGTATAGATATCATGACTAATCACACCCTCCTAACGGTTCATCGTGCGTCCGTATTAAAGACTCAAGCAGGAGTATCTGCGCCTTTAAGGTGGCATCATTGGTGGCGATGGTCTCAAGCAGTACCTCCCCACGTTCTAGATCTAGGATCTGCTTCTGTTCGTTTCGTGTCAAAGGCACCAGTTGAAAGTCCCGAACCGGAACACAAAGAGGAGGCTCCTCTGCCATTCTTGACTGAAATATGGAGCAACCAGTTGATAATGTCGCTAGAAAAAGAACTAAAGACAGCCGCATTGATGGGTAAAAAGAACTAGAAGTCATTGGGATTCTCCAACGAGTCGATCCCTTCGAAAGCCTCTCCCTTCTTTGACACTTCTTCTTTGATGATTACTCTCTCCTTAGAGAGAGCTTCTTTGTTCTTCTTTGCTATACTCTTTTGTACTTGTTGAACATGAACCCTAGCATCAAGGACATCTCGTTGATGTCTAGCATTATCCCTTTGTCTCTTCAGAGACTTCATTCTAAGTACGGCGGTTAAGACCGCCAGTATACCAGCACCTATAGCAACAAGGTAGAACTTAATCTTAGAAAGAAAGATCACCGTCCGACCGGACCTGTGGTTATCAACCTCAAACCAATGTTGCCTAGAGCAACAACACTAAGTGCAATTGCATAGTTGATAGGAGGTATGAACTCCTGTAAAGGAGTGAGTACCAGAGCACCACTACTTATCAACGTGAAGACGTTAGCCCACACTGTCTTACTTTTATACCAAGGTTTCATTGTCTCTCCTATAGAGCTGTAATCGTTAATGTAATTGTACAAGTATCAAGTGTAGTGGAACCACCATCATCACTGATAGCCATCGTACCAGTGTAGCTGGTACTAGATGAGCTAACAATCTGCCACAATACACCACCTGATACTGCTGTCCACGTAGCTTCTGTGGCACCGCCCCCATCTAGCGTAGCTGCACCACCTGTCTTAGTTAGTTTAGCGTGGTATGTAGCATCTGTAGAAGCACTGTTAGGTATGATCCAGTCAGTGCTAGAGTTCTTCTGTGTGAAGTTTACTGCACTAGCACCGTCGTCATCATAGAACGTGTACATCGTACCGTCAGGGCTACGTAGTTCTACACCACACACCCCATTGCCTACGAAGAAGTCAGCAACAGTCTCACTAGCATTCGATATAGTGACTACACCAGCCGCAGTAGCTGTCATAGACGAAATACCACCCATATCAACTAGCATTATGCGTAAGCCTGTGAAGCGTTAGCGTAGTACGTTGTACCTCCATCCCAAGTCTTAAAGGAATAGATGTCGATTGCGTCAGCGGCAGTAGACATAGTAGGGGCTGATCCAGCGGGCCAAACAAACGTACCACCTGCCCACGTAATAGCCCTAGATGCTGTCGTATCCTGCTGTACTTTGATGATGCACTCACCGTATGTACCACTAGCCGGTGGATTAGAAAGTGTGATAGCTACTGTACCAGTAGCTGCTTCAAGGTCTACCTCAAAGGCGTTGCCTGTAGTGAGGTCAATAGTTACCGCATTAGCGGATACTGTCAATGAGTTACTAGTAATACCATAGTCAGTAATCTCAGGGCGAGTGATTGCACTGTCACCCATGTTGATGTCATTGCCATTAGCATCCAGATCACCACCTAACTGTGGTGTAGTGTCCTCTACTATATTCTCTAGCATTGCGGCAGCAAGTTCCGCTAGTGCAGCCTCTACAGTAGTGGCAGTGATAAGCAAACCAGCATCTGATATACCAATAAGAGCCGCCCCATCCCCAACACCAGTACTAGCTAGCGTAGATGATAGAGGGAAATCTGTGTACATCTCTGCTATTGCAGCTTCTACATCCGTAGCCGCAAGGTTTCCACCAGAGTCTGTGACTGATACGTCAGCCGCAGCTACTGCACCACCAGCGGGTACAGCTTCCCAAGCTGCTACTCCAGCTCCATCTGCTGTAAGTACGTAACCATCTGTTGCAGACTCAGCATTCACGTCACCGGCTGTGACTGTGATGCCAGTACCTAGAACGGCAGCGTCTAGCTGTGCCTTAGTAACTGCGTCCTGTGCAGACGTGCCATCTGTCAAGTTCTTTATCTGATTAGAGTTCAGGTCAAGGTCAGCACTCATCGTGTTAGGTGAGGTGCCGTCCCTCGACAACGTGTTCTCCAACGCTGTTTCAATAAGGGCATTGTTAGCATTAACTGTTGTAACTAATGCGTAACCTGATGCCATATCTGTGAGTGCTAATTTAGCCATAGTTTAGTCTTCCAATTTGTTTAAGATTTGATCTAGTTTACGTTGATTCTCTTCGGCAGTCTTAGCTGCCTTCTCAAGCTCTCGCTTAATCTGCTCTTGAGTAGTCTCAATACGGACAAGCTTCTTGTCTATCTCGTTAGTCTTCTTTGTTTCCTGCTCTATAGCAGCTTCATTGTCCTCTGCCATAGCCTTTACACTGTCCAGTGTTAGCCAACCACCCCCAGCTAAGAAAGCAATTGTTATTAACTGAAACAGATACTTCTGAAGAGGCTGTTCAGCCTTCTCAATGGCCCTCAATCTGTCATTTATTTGTTTATCTTCCATGATCTTATTATACCTTCATCTCAAAATGGGCCCAATCTCTCCGGTAGTAACCGGGTCCTCCGTAGTTTAACCAATGTCCACCCCATGTAAGGGGCACTCCTAATCTACTTGCACTTGCTAGTACGTATGTTGCCATCTCAAAGAACTTCTCGTATGGTGCCTCATAGAGGCCGGGGTAAGGTACTATATCAACAGCCGTAGATGGAAACGAGTTGTGCTTGCTTTGGGGCCACCGTAACTGACTAGCTCCACTAGCGTGAGCCTCGTTCTGCTCCGCCATACCTCTATGCCCCCATATGATCGAGAAATCGAAAGACTTGATCGCTTCTTTAAGGACACTTTGGAGTTCTTCATCCAGAGTACCCAGCCTTTCCTTACTCTTCCGTCCGAATGTCGGCATCTTCTTGCCCCATACCTGCTGTAGCCATATAGAAAGCAGCCATTGCTGCTGGTCCTCCTGCCCTACCTACGAACCTCTCATCCCAGATAGACACCATGTTCTCTTTCTTCCAAGAGAGGATTGATATAGAACCGTGGTCCTCTGCTTGGTTTACATATGCGATGTGATCGTATCCTTTACTCTCTATATACTGCTGTATACCTAAGGCGTGCTCTTCAGGCAATGCGACAATGATCGCCTCATCTTCAGGAAAGATATTGATTAAGTGCCCCTTAACTGTGTCATTATACCAGTTACCAGCGTCGGGCATAAAGAGGCCATTCTTATCCAAAGAAAAGTAAGGAGTTACAGAAGGAGTAGGAAGCCCCTTCATTTTAGCTATCCACATTGCAGCTTGCGAGGGCTCGACACCGTTGGCAATGAAGCGTTCTCTCAAATCCATACCTACTTCATTCCACACATTAGCGGCGGCATTTCTACCTTGCTGAAATTGAGTACGGAAGTAGTCGTTTAAAGTTTTGCCTACTATAAGCTCTAGTTCTTTCTTTTCTAATCCAGAATCATTAGCAGCTCTAGCTAAGTTCCATTCAAAGTCCTTCTGCCTCTTTATTAGAACATCATCGTGCTTGTATGTAGCTTGTACTGCTGCACTATAGGAACCTGCATGTATGCCAGACTCATTAGGCTTAGGGCCTAACTGAGGAAAAGACATTGCTTCATCGGTAAGATGTTGGTATTCAATATGAAAGAACACCTCATCACCCCAAGCATTGTCCTTGGTCAGGTCATCAACAAGTCTTTGATATCTAGCATTGTTCCTTCTAAGACCAGCAAGTACTCTATCATTATAGTAAGCTCTTCGTTCGTCGGAGAGTATAATCCTAGTTGACGACATCTCCCCATCTAGCATATCTGCTGTGATCACGGCAGCTCTGTACTCAGGGTCTATCAGTTGGTTCTCTACCCGCATCTTAAACTCGTCAGGAGTTGTGGCTTGGAACCTATACTCTATGTTTCTAACCATAGGGTCCGTAATAGCCACCAGACGCGCTGATTCGCCGCCCTCGGCTACAATCATATCTATCTCTGCCTGTACATCAGCAGGATCTGCAAGCCTATCAGTGTCCTTAGGTTTCCTGTGAAGGAACTCCTCATATAAGACCTGATTAGGTTCTTCTTTCTGCTTGCTCATAAGCTCCGCAAAGATATCATCAGATACAGTAGTATCTACGACTGGATCCAGCTTATTAGTAGACGCAATCCTCCCGCCTATCCGAGCTGTGTTAGCCAGCTCCTCATCGAATCCCTTAGCATTGACCTTAAGAAGGTCGTCTACTATCTTTTTAGCTTTAGCCATTAGTCTAGTCTAGCTCCTACATCTTTACTGAACGTTAGGTTCCACTCATTCTTGTAGTCAGGTACTACATCACCTCCTGCATAGGCAGCAGATATGTTAGCTTTGTACCGTAAGTCAGCAGTCAATTGACCAGAGTACTCTCTAGCCTTAATTTTTAGCTTAGCAACCTCTTCATTGAGCTGCCCATCAATGCCAGCGGCGTATACTTCCGCAGGGGCACGGCTGTATAGACGCCGTTCACTGTCTTTCTTACGCTTAAGGGCCGCTTTTGCTTCGTCTGCTTTTAAGGTTGCTACTACTTTACCTGTCTCTGTGTCAATATCTAAGTCAAGCATATCCACGAAGCTAGCGTTACCGCCATCTACTGTGTGTCCTACGACAGTACCATTGAAGTCTCTGTATAAGTTCTTACGTGCACCGTCATACTTACCATCAATGAGTGCCATGTTATTGGCCCAGTTAAGCAAACCGTTCTGTTGATCTCCATACGTAGCTGCTGTTTGCAGAGTTCTTAGGAAGTCATCACTGCCTATCTGGTGCATCAGAGTCTGAGCTATAGAGAATTGCTCTACTGGTCCTGAGTTATAAATCCTACGTGCCTTAGCGCCTTGAGAAGATAACAAAGTAAAGGCATCTTCAGGAGTCTTAGCTATGCTAAGATACTCAGGGTCCATTGTAGCTTCAAGCTGAACAAAGTCAGCGATACGCTTTTCTCTAGCAGTCATACCCGGCCCATGATTGTCGGGATTAGACGCAATGATCGTATTGAAATGGTCATCTAACTGCTGCGGTGTAGCATTCCTTGGCAACCTGTGCGTCTGTGTAGAACCTACGTCTATACCCCACAGATCTGCTGCTATAGTGTTAGTCTCCTTTGCAATGAGATCGAGCGTGATCTTACCACGCTGATCGAAGGCTTCAGGGAGCATCGCAACGAAAGGAGCTACACGTTCTAGTGTACGTAGCTGTCCAGCAGCTACTGGGTGCTGTGCATCGAAAGCAAACTTGTTAGCTGCTGTGTAGGACTCCCATATAACTGATGGTCTAAAATCGTCAGCTTCTAGTCCTGCCTCCATAGCCGAAAAGACTTGCATCTGCTCGTCGTGGAATGCTTTCAGTTGAGCGTACCCAGCATTGTCAGAGTATATGGCACTAATGCCAGAGAACTGTTCAGCAGCCCTAGCTGCCATCTCCTTGACCTTAGCAATGGCTTGCTGCTTACCCCCATTCTGCCACTGTGCTACTGCTTCTATGCTTCCCGGTAGCGTAGGGTTAGATGCTGCATGTCTAATGCTAGCGAATGTAGGAGCCATATCCTTAGAGTAAGCCGCTGCATCACTAAGATGCCCTGACATGGCTTCCCCATAAGTTCTTTGCACATCTTCAAAAGACATATCCTGTAACAGCTCTCTATTAGTTAAGACGAAGTTATTACGATTAGTCTCTTGTTCCAATGACTCTAAGTACTTAAACTCTTTTGCCCACTTCATAGTTCCGAAACGTAGAGTAGGGCTCATGCCCAGTGTTTCGTATGAGTACTTCTTCAGCATCTCTAGCTCATCGTTCTCAGCTTGACTAGCTGCTCTGCGAGTAGAGTCTAGTTGGAGGAGAGCTTGGTACTCAGGATCTACTGATGTAGTAAGACGAAGCTCTTGAGCCATCCTTTCCTCAAATCTAGGGTACAATAGGGCAGCTTCCGCCAGCTCGTTTCGGATATCAATGTCTATTCTGTCTTTGACAGATCCACTAGCATTGTCTTTAGAGCGTTGTAGATATTGTATTCTATCTATTAGCTGCTGCTCACCAGAAACTGTAGGATCCCCGTCATCCGTGACGGGCGGGGCCTCTTCCTTGAGGAGATTATTCCTAGCTTCTGCTAGACCTTCGTCAATTCTGTCCTCTATCGCGGCACCATACTTACGAGTAACAGAAGCACCTATGAGGTTATCTATTTGTTCTGGTGCTCCAGCAAACCCACCTAGTACATCTTGTGGTCCTGCTTGGCGAGCCTGTGTAGCTCCTGTAGTTGGAGTTGTTGTTTCAATTGTAGGACTAGCCATTACTCTTTATCCTCTAGTTCTGCCAAGGCTGCTTTATCTACTTCGATTCTGCCTTGATGTGCTTCTTTAATGATTGATTTAATCTCTTCTCGTTGTTTCTCTGAGTAGTCAGTAAACTCGTCGATGAGTGGTAAGAACTTATTAGGGTCTATCTTCTTATCTTCCACTGCTTCAATGATTTGCTGGAATATAGAGGGATTTAACGAGTCGTTCTGGGTGTCAACCATAGATGCTTTCATCATTTCTAGTCTCTTACCCTCAGGCCAATCCTCAAAGAGGTTGGTCCAAGCTCCAATCTGCTCTCTAAACCCTTCATCATCTAGTACACCACCTCTCCATAAGCTGATTAGGCGGGTCATGTGCTTGTAGTTAGCCCTAGCTGTGTCATCAAAGGCTGCTTTGTCTTCCCATACCGCACTGTTAAGCGCATAGTAGGCTAGCTCTTCGCGTGTACGGGCTCCTAAGAGACCGCGTGCTATGAGGGCACTCATTGTAGGACGCAGAGGCATAGCTTCTTTAGAAGCAGAGTACCACTGGTCCATCTTGTAGCCCATGTATGCTGTCATCATGTCGTTATAGACTGGGAATGTGCCAGCGAACACAGCGTTAGCTGTCAATGAGAACTTATCTACTGGGTCCATGTCTGGGAAACCTTGAGATAGCCAGTAAGACCACTCTAAGCTCTTAAGAATCTTACTTGCGACACCACCGAACGGACCAAATGCTGCTCCGATTGGCTGTTCAAACACAGTGCGCATTTGCATCTCCCAAAGACGGAACACATCAAGACCGGGAGCAAGGAAAGAGAACTCTATTTCCTTATAGTCATCGATAGTAATGTCTGCTAGGTAGTTGAAAGTAGTGTCGATCACGCCACCTGCTATCAGGTCAACCAGTGTTACGTTCTCTGACCCTGGCAGAGGACGATCCTCCACTCCTATGCTAGTGAGAGTTTGTACTGTGTAGTCTCTAGCTCCAAACTGGTTAGCTCCATAGAGCAGGAACCCACCAAAGACAATCTTAGCAGCGTCTGCTTTAGATATAGCTGGGTTCTGTGCTAGCATAGCTAGTGCAGCCTTGTGGCTGAACCCTAAGAACTGTGTGGTCACGCTTAAAGCACCCTGCTGGTACTTAAAGCTGTTAGGTTTAGTCATAGCCAGTGACAAGTTAGTAGCATCCTTAGCTACTAGGTTCCAATCTGATCGAGTAAGTTCAGTAGGACTATTGTACTTCTTGTTGCGCATTACGCGACGCATAGCTAGGGTATACGTGAACGTCACGTTATTGCCTTCACCAAAGTTAAAGCCTATTGTTTGTAGCCATTGAGTCAGAGCCGTGCTTCCCTGTCTAGCCTTGTACCCTATGGTACCAAGCGTGGAGCCCTGTGCCGGTAACGTTGTCTTATGGAATTTATTAGCACCACCACCGAAGGCATGTACGTCCACCTGATCAATCAGTCCTGACCTATCAAACTCCTTGAGTACCAGCCGGTACTCCCTCTCAGAGAGACCCATAGACTTAGCGAACTTCGCTACACTCAGGCCATCATCAAATGCACTGTTACGATACTGAGCAAGGCCTCGACGTAGTGCTAGGGCATCCTTAAATACCTTACCAGAGAATATGTACCCCGGATCTAGCGGAGCTAGGAACCCTATCTGTGAGGACTGGAGCAGTGCTTGACGGAATGGTCGGAATACCATGAACACTTTAAAGGCTACTGAACGCATAGCTTTGAAAGGATCCACTTGCATTGCTCTATTTTCCAGCCATGAGTAGTTCTTACCAGTGATACGATTGATAGTTGTAGCTAGGTTAAGAGACTTCTCTCGCAAGAATGGGATCACGTTACTTTCTGTGCCCTGCATCAAACGGAAGTAGTCTACTATCTCTTTAGCTTCCTCTATCTTAGCTCTGAGTTTCTTATCAGGAGTGTTCCGCATACGTGATCTTAACCGATTGCTAAGCTCACTTAAGCTGAGATCATCAAGTAGCTTCAGTTCCTTCTCATCAAGGATCTTACTGTAGCTTTCTTTAAAGCCACGTCGCAGAGCAGCGTACATGTCTTCATGTGTAAGCTGTCGAGCAGCGATACCAATACCACGTTCTGTGGATTTAACTGGGTCCTCCAGTTTAGCTACGTTACCATTCACATCAGGCAGACGATCAAAGTTACGCTCGTCCCAGAAGAGACGGCCTTCCCTGTGGATAGCTTGCTTCACAAACAGGGTTGATTCTGTTTGCTCTAGGTCGTTCGACCGCACATACTCAAAGCTCTCACCACTTCTTCCTCTCCTAGCTACTGCTCTGTTCGCACGGGCTACCCACTTAGCAGCTTCTGCGTCTGTGCCAGCCATCTTAATGGCTTCAGTTACTGTGCTCTGGGCTGTGCCCGGATTCTTGCCATTGATCTTAACACCCTCAGTCTTCTTGATGATGATGTACGGGTCCTCATAGAACCTTAGGCTGTAGCCGGGGTGATATACCATAGGCTTAGTTGACAGATCACCAATCTCGTAGGCATCGTCATCTACAATGATACGGGTAGCTCTAGCCTTCGGAGTGTTAGCCACTTCGATAGGCATGTCCAGTTCCATGATACGTCCGCCCCTGTTGTACAGGGAAGCTAGGTCTTGCTTAGACATAGCCTTCATTTCCTGTGTAACAGGATCCATGAACTCTCCTTGCTTCACAGTCTCAAGAGGCATAGCCTTACCGTGGTATGTAGCCATACCCGGAGCGTGAGGACGTGCAGTTTGGAAACCTTGGTTAGCCCAGTCCCTGTATAGGCGACGGTTGAACAGATCGTGCATGGTGTCCATGCCTTGCTTCATAGCAACCACACCATTCAACTGTTTCTCAGTTATAGTGGGGATCTGAGCTATAGTCTCTGTCAGAGTAGGAGCTCTACCATAGTCCTTACCATAGCTTTCCATCCACTCAAAGGTGGACTGTACAAATCTCTTGTCATCTGGTCCCAACTTGTAGTAGGGATCAAACATACTAGTCAAGCGCCCTTGCAGGACTTGATTCTGACGGTACGAACGAGCGAAGCTCTCGTAGATCTCATCTCCGAACTGTGTATTAGGGGCATAGACCCACCGTGGGAACGTTGTGCCACTTTGAATAGCCTCGGCACCGAAGGCCTCCTTATCAATAGGGTTCCAGTAGTGCTCTCTGTCGTAGACTACGTAGTAGGTCTCATCAGCAGTACCATCAAGCAGTCTAGCTGCTGTGTCTGTGTCTACTTCGTCAAGAGTGGCTGCTCTACCCAAGGATTCTGGTGTAGAGAAGACAGGCTCTAAGACACCCTGTTCGTTCACACGCATGATGCGTGCGTTGCCTTCCTTGTACCCATCATTGATGCGTAAAGTCTCTGAGATCGCATCTGGGAGGCTCTCAAAGCCACCCTCAGCACTCTCCCCCACCACTACACGCATATCGAAGCCCGCTTCGTTGGCCTTGGGAGTTATTACGTTCATTCGGCCTTGAACATGGGTCTCATCTGCTAGATCTAGCTCTTTAATCGTCCGATTAACAGCGTTAGTCTTGTTAGCTGGGGTAAGATAGTGGCCTTGGAGGGGATCTGTGTCTTCTAAGATCTTAGATCGCTGTCTCTCGCTCCTTACGATGACATTCTTAGTGCCATCGGGGAGGTTGTCCACTTCATCTATGAAATTAGAGGGACGTGGAAGCATCAAAGGGATTGCTTCGTCTGCTTCTAGGCCAAATTCAAGGGCCATGTCCTGTTGCAGCATCAGTTCGTCCAAGGTTGCTTGGACTCTGCTCTCACCCGCAGTAGCTGCGAGTTCTCTAGCCCGTACATTAGCGGTAGGAGACCTGAACAAGCGTTTAAGGCCCTTGTATCCATTACCAAGAGCCGCAATAGTGAAGACTCCCTCCAACATAGACTCTAGATCACCACCCCAACGGTCCCAGTCATCCTCAGCAGTGATGCCGTCCCACACATCCTCGGTGAATACGGCTTCGAACTGCTCTAGGATACCATAGCGCGTCATAAGTACTGCTTTAATTGGGTCTTTCTCCCATTCGTTGAACTTTGCCTTAAGCTTGCCTACAGCCATGCGGAGCTCTTCAGGAGGCATCTTTATAAGCTCCTCTCTCATACGCTCTCTACGGCTACCAAGTGCTAACAATGTACCAGTTTCCCATAGTTCTGGGCTCTCGATGCCAAGGGCATCCTCCATCTCTGATTGGATATTGAGACGTGTGAACCAAGAAAACCCCGGTATGAAGTCCTGCCGGAACATATCCACACTCATGTCTGCCAGTCCATCAAAGCCTTGGTCAGCTACAAACTCCATGAGATCTGCTTCAGCTAGCCTACGCTTCTTAGATACGAAGTTAGCTTGGAGATTCTTTATTTCTTGTAAAGGGATATTGCGTGCGCTAGCTAAGTAGTCAGAGTAAGGAACATTGGTCATACCTGCCTTATAGTAGTGCAGCAGCATGTAGTCCAAAGGAGTAACCAGTCTATCATTAAGCCTGTCGGCTTCGGATACTAGGATCTCACTCTGTTGCTCCAAAGGAAGATGATCGAAGTTCTCAGGAGCAAGACGGTTGTTCTCCATTAGCCCTTGTTCTACCAGAGCTGCTCGTACTACAGAGAGGGCAGCATCATGTGTATTCAAGGACTCTAGGTTCTCTTGCTTTCTCTGTTGATATCCTTCTGGGTCATTGTTAAGAACGGACAAGGAGTACGCATCATCGGATACTAAGCTCTCGGCTCTTGCCTTTAGTTGTCCTAGCGGAGAGTCCCAGAAGCTGATGATCTTCTCGTCTTCCTCATCGTCAAAGCGAATGTGATCTATACCCGGATCAGGATCATCTAAAGTCCGGGTACCCCTCTTCAGTCCTTCATTGAACTCTTGGAAAGGGACACCACCAACCTCCATCTGCGGGGTGGGTTTATCACGGGCAGCTATCACGTTCCTGCCGTGTGGTGTGTTTCCTACTAGGATGTCATCTTCCATTATTTCAAAGCTACTATCGATTCAACAAGACCACCAAGAGCACCAAAACCTGCTGCTGCTTCTTGTGCATCAAGTATCTGATCATTCTGATAATCAAGCTTATTCTGTTTAGCAGACGCGGTACTAAAGTCCGTATCCGCTACATTGAATTGTGTACGTGTAGACGCTCTGCCTCCTTGAGAAGCAGAACTATCTAGGCCAAGACTGACACCAGCAGTTACATTATCAGCTATGGCAGTCCGCCCTGCTGATACAAACTGTCTATATCTCTGAACAGAGTTGATAAGATTTAGTTCCTTCTCTGTCTTTCGAGCTCGTTTTTGAGCTCTAGATATACTACCGCTTCCAAATACTCCAGCTATACCACTGATAAGTCCCATTACTTGCGCCTCGTGCTCTTAGTGTTTAGTGTCCATCCGAGGATGTGGCTATCTTTGTCAGTAGCTCCGCCAAAGCGGAGCTGTAGTGCTCGCCCCCTTCCTCTGATCTTGTTTCGTGTAGTTACTACTGGGTAGCCATCTTTATCCGAAGTACTTATTGGAGCATACCCTCTTACGTTACGGTATGTTTCAACTGTTCTGCCTATCTTACCAGACACAGAAGGGTCTGAGGCAAAGGTTGCTTCTAATGCAACGAAGTCTTGCTGAGCTGTCCTGTTTACATCGGTCCATGTAGTATGATCTGTCCAATCAAAGAAAGGAGTCATCAGATTACTAGATGTATTGATAGGATCAAATCCGTTACCAGTAGATGTGTATCCTGTCTCAGTTCGCTTAGCGAACACTGTTATTACAGGGGCTTGACCTCTACGTTGGAAATCTCCTAAAGGATTCCATCCTGTTATTATGTAAGGCAGAGGCTCAGTAGTCGATGTAGCAAAGTCATCAAAAGTTGTTCTATCAAGATCACAGATCTCAATGTCATCATCTGTAGATTGGTAGATCCATTTAATCTTCTTGTTTGAGTTAGAGCTGTCTGCTTCTGTAATAGCCCAAGCTCCAATTACACCCTTAGTGCTGTTTTCTCCGAACTCGTACTTATAGTACGCTCCTACTCTAAGGTCTAATACTAAAGCATACGTATAGAAGTGGTCTTGATTAGGAGCTGTTGCGTACAGGAAGTATACCCTATCTAGTGCATCATCATAAACAGACTTGATCCTCTGTTGATATGCTGCGGGTATAGTATTCCATAGTGTTTGAATGAGGTTCTCTGTGAGAGAGCTCTCTTCTAAAAGACTGGTGTACTGATTAGGCGCAAGGATATGGATGCCCCTTGGTCCCGTGTAAATAGCGCGGTTGCCAACTGCCACAACACCCCTTGAGCTGGAACACTCTGCCTCAGTGATCTTCCTGACTGAGTAACCGTCAGCCGTGAATAGTCCACGTCTACCTCCTCCTACTTCCCAGACACCGTTGTCAGAGAAGACTAGTAATACATCGCGGAAGGACAGCATACGCTGGACCCTTCCTAAGTTAGGTATAACAATTGTGCCACCGTCACTAGACTGTAGCTGGCTATACTCTGGATTAGTTGGGTCAGCTTCTTGATAGCAAACGCTGAAAGCACTAGGCTCAAGAGCTACCTTAGAGAAAAAGATAGTATCATTATATGTACTAGACTCTATGCCAGCGAACCAAGCTCTACCAGCGTGGTACGCTGTAGATCTAAAGCCTACAGTGAGAGCTTCTCCGTCTGACTTAGGTAACGCTATGTTACCATTGACTTGTCCATACCTAGATTCCTCATACTCCCAATCAAAAATAAAGGTATAACCTGTCTTAGGTTGAATAGTGACACTAAAGTTATCAGCATCAATTCTAGTGATAGCATATGAACCATCAAATGATGTGTAAGCGGAAGTGCCTAAAAACTTAGTTGTGAAGACTTGCTGCCCTGATATTGTTACAACTTGCCCGGTTGTTCTGCCGTGGGCAACTGCTGTCACCTTTAACGTTCCGCCATCCTTGGGATTTCCACTTGTAAAGGTCAATGCCGTGATAGCTACCTCAGGGGCATCTACTATATCATTGGACGTTGAAGAAGAGTATGTAGTATCTAGTGGGTCGAGAAGCAGGGATCCTTGCGGAGCACTTGATGTGCCGAACTGCTCTGCTACCAGCTTTGATGGGCTGAAGATTTGGATGCCATCGTCATCTCTGAAACCTGCTGCTGTTTGTCGTCTATAACCTGAGTACCAGAACTGGTTCTTAGCAGGGTAAACAGTTTGGTCATCGAAATAGTCTGTAATATCCTGTGTAACCCAACCTCGGTTGCGTAGGTTATACTCATGGTTTGCTGTCAGAGTAGCAGGGAAACTTTGATTAGCAACTCCATCGTCTATCCCATAGAAATCCCTAATCCTAATTTTAAGAACATTAGCTGTAAAGTAAGTACCGTCATACGCTACATACATTGGATAACATAATGGATGTGATACCAGCAGTACCCCTCGTCCTTGAGAGAACTGCGCTGGTATAGCTGCAATAGCAGCAGTGGTAGTAGATCCTGATACTGCTAGTTCATCTAGAACTATAGAACCAGTTGCCTGAGTAGCACTTGGTGTTTCATCATCGGCAAGAAAGTATATCTCATTCCCTGTTTGTATAACAGAGAAGGCGACCGAAGGGTCTCCTGCTACGTTCTTCCAAACAAAGGTATTGATACCATCTCCATCTGCCAGAGTTACGTTTGAGGATAGAGCTACAGTAGAACCTCCACTCTCCTCCGCTAGACCTTTACGTCTGCGACGTGAGCCATCTACAAGTAACTCGTAGTTACGCTCATCTAAGGAATACCCATCAGGGAATCCTAACTCATTGGCATCTGTATTAAGACCCTTGTTGATCTTAAAGATGTCTTGCTTGCCTTGTGCTTCCATTACTTCTTAGCTACCTTCTTCTTAGCTTTCTTCTTGGTTACGACTTTTTCTTCTTCTTTTTCTTGGCTCCCGGTGTCTTCGATCCGCCCGGTGGATTCTTTGTCGTTATCCGCTTGGGCGTCCCGCCCGTCTTCGGCTTCTTCATTGCCATCTTCTGATTCCTCTAGTGCTATGATATCACCCAGTGCTTCCCTGATCTCATCAGGTAACTCAGCGAGTGATTCTTCTGCTGTTTTCTGAACGGCTTCCTCTTGAGGAGCCTCCGGTATTCCTTGCTTCTGTGCTGCTGCAAGCTGAGCACGTCGCTGTAACTTCTCTGCGTGCGCCCACTGACGGCCTAGCCATATTTCGATCTTCTCCTTCAGGACTGTTGGGCTAGTCCACTTGCCCTCGAACTCCTTCGGGATCTGTGCGTCCGACCTGTCAGGGTCTGGACGTGCGTGAACGAGAGCTGAACCACGTTCTCCTTTAACGATCCACTTACGTCCTTGTGGATCCATACTTTGAGGCATGGCTGATTCTCTATTCATCAGTTCCATAGTTGGTCTCCTATGTTATCGTGCATTGCGCCCGTAATTGGGCCCTGTTCGTTTCTCTTGTAGGTCCTTAGTGATGTACTTCTTACGCTGCGCTCTTACTTCAGACTGTCTCTCTCGTCTAGCTACGGCTTGTGGGGCTCCATCTTTGTAGAGCTCAAAGTACATATTCCGTGCCCTATCCTTAAGAAGCGTAAACATGTTCTCAGGGATATCTGGCACGTAAGCATCAGTGAATGAGAAGGTAGGTCTAAACAATCCCTTCACTAGTGATTTGCTATTCTGTAAACTGGAATCCAAAGTTGAGTAATAAGAATCAAAGTAGATGTCATCGTATCCTTCAAGGATTGTCCAGTATGTTGGGTGTTGGTCATTACGTACATTAAGATTAAGCGTCTCAGACGCTCCTTCTTTAACGTAGTATTGATCTACATTAGTATCTGTAGATGAAAGACTGAAAGAAGATGCTAGAAAATCTGCTGGATCTTTGAAGTGGACTTCTTGATAGTTGTCAGCAGCACCTGCATCTGTCTTTTTATTGTACCAGATAGTTTCAATCTTATGTACTTCAGTAGGCCTCGTCATCTTAGTTGGTGTGGCGGAAGACGTGGCATCGAGTCTCTGTATTGACTCATGCATCTTGATGTCAAAGTCATCAATCATGTGCCAGAACTCATCCCGCACAACTCTAGCGCATTGATCAGATTCAATTGTATCGGAGATGGAGTTAACTTCATCACCATCTGTATCTGATAATATGCCCTGTACGATTGAAAGTAAAGATTCTCTACTCATTATATTCTCTAGTTAAAAGGAGAGGGCCGAGATCTCCCGGCCCACCCTATTAGTCGTTAGACTCGATGAGGCCGTGAGCTTCCAATGCTGTGATAATGTCGTTGATAGCAGTTGTATGCGTATCACGAATTACAGCACTAGCAAACGCGCCAGCCGTAGCACCAGTTCCACCAGCGGTGGGGGCGGTGATAGCAGCTTGACGTTCTCCGATCATTGGCTTATGAGACGAATCTGCGAGCTTACTGATTTGCTTAATAAGTGTTGCCATTGTATTATACCTTTTTTAGAAGGTTCCCCCTCCCGAAGGAGGGGGTCCCAGTTTCTTACTAACTTCTGATTGTGCTGTCAGAGGTCTCATTCAAGAGTAGATTACTCTACTGCTGCGAATGATTCACCCTGTGAGCCACGAGGCTCCAGATAGCGGATCGTCAGTACACCTGCGCCAGCGGTGAAAACACCAGTAGCGTAGCCGAACGTCGGAACTACGTCAGAGGTGCTTACAGCACCACAAGTCGTAACGCCATTAACCAGTGAGCCATCACAGGCAACAACAGCACCAACAGCGTCGAGAGCTGTTACTGCGATGTCTTCATCGATGCCATCAATGTCGTCGTCAACAGCAGCGATGCTGTGAGTACCGATATCAAGAGCGCCAGAAGCACTAGTTGTGAAGGCAGTCGTTACTTGGAAAGAAGCTTCCAAGATACGAGAGCCGCGTGGGATTACAGCACTCTGCGGTGGGATTGAAGCAACTGTAACCGAACCAATAGCTTCCAACGCCGTAGCATCAGGCAATTCAACGACCATTGTCTTAACTGATCCTGAACCTGTTACTGCCGGTACGTTGTTATCTTCCGAGTGAGTACCAAAACCTACAACCAAGCCGTCAGAGTTAGTCCATGTAGCATTGCGTGACATATTCTAATCCTCCTTATACTTGGTCAGTGTCAGTCAAGACACAGACAAGGTTTTCTGGACGGTATACTTTCAGACCGTAACGAGCAGTAGTAACATACTCTTCACGTTGCTTCTTGTAATCAAATCCACCATCAACCTTAGGCATCTGGCGCATCGCACCCATGAAGGGCATGATTTCGCTAGAAGCGGCAGAGAAGAAGCAGTTTGCTTTACCAGCAGCAGTCGTCGGTGTACCGATGTTTTCGTTAGCTGTCGGGAGGTAGTTAGAAACGTATACGTCAAACCCGAAGATGTTCTTCGTGAATGTCATACCGTTACCGATACCGCCTTCAATAACGCCTTCCCACCGAGGGTTGTTAGAAACGTTTACCAAGTTGGTCAAGGTATTCATCTCATACTCTACAGACGGATCAACGATTGCCACCAGATTGCTCTGGGGAATGTTGGCCTTCTTAAGAGCAAACAACGCCTTAGCGAAGTCGGCTACAGCCATTGTTTCGTTTGTGCCACTACCGATGAAGCGATGCTCTGCTCCGTTGATAGCGTTAGTAGCGCCAGCCGTTTGACCGCCTGAAGCTCCACCGGCACACAGAGCCAGTACATCTGTTTCAATCTTTTCTGCCAAAGCGCGAGCCTGAGACGGTACAAACTTCGCCTCCAACTGTGCTGCGTAGAAGAGATCCTGACGTGCTTTCTCTGTAATGTAGTGACCTGAGCTCAAATACTCAGAGATTGTGAAGGTGAACTCACCCGTGTCTAGCGCATCAAATACCACATCGGTATCTTCTGTGTAGTCACGAATCGTGGACTCGCCTATAGACGGAATGGTGAACTGGTCGCCATCCGGGAACTCACTCAGCCAGTTTACCCAGCCTTGTGCGTTCAGTTCGTCTTGCAGGACTTCCTTGAGTTGTGTACTCCAAATCTCCGAGCGAGTGAGAACGGCACTGTTTCCTGTTGTCATCATTGTGCTTGTTCCTCGTTAAGAGTTTTAGTTGCTGAAACGGCTTCCCAGTCCGTTGATCGACTTAGCCAGCTCACGCTGGGTCTGCTGATCATTCAGATATTTCACATGACCTAGTTCCTTCTTCTTTGCATCAAAGTAAGCTTTCGTCTTATATGAAGCACCATCGTCACCGACGAGTTCCATTGGACGATCACTACCATTATACAATGCATCTGTTCGATGCTTGGGTAATGAGGTCGTGCTGCCTGAGTTACCAGTACTACCACTGTTTCCGATTAAGGATGCAAATGCGTCGGGAGATGTTTCGCTCAGCTCGGCCAGTGCCTTGGGCGACATGCCCAGTGCCTCAGCACGCTCTGTCACAAGTTGTCTAGCAGCGTCAGCGTTGCCGTCAACCAACTTGAGCACTAGCTCATTCCCTATTTGCCGATTAGTAGCCTTGGTTGTGGCTTGCTTATCGCCCTGTACTACGGACCTAATGGTCTCAATGAGTTCCTCCTGAGAGAGTGCGGTCTGCTCACCTTCGTTGGACTCATCTTTCTTACCCTGTGCTTTCCTTACTGCGTCAACAAGTTCTGACATGCGGGTCTCAGTATCACCTGAGGATTTAAGCTTATCGAGTTCCTGTTTGAGTGTAGAGTTTTCTTGTTCAATACCTGCGATGTGATCATCAGCAGCCTTCTTACCAGCAGCCAGATCCTCCACAGTCTTAAACTTCTTCCCTTCACCGACTAGTTCGTCGAGCACAGTTTTGGTGGGGTCTCCACCGAATACGTCTTCTTGTGTGTCAGCCATTGGTCTTGGCCTCCTTTAAGTCTATCATCTTAATGATCTCTTTCAGCGTAGCGCGTCGAGAGGCGTTGGCAACATACTGTCGTTCCCAACTAGGGTTTGAGAAGTTCTCATCAGAGATAAGAGTCTTCTCGTATTCTTCCTCCAGTATACGCGTCAAGCGTCTCTGGAATAGTGTTGAGTTCTTTAAAGCTTTCTTGCTCTCTTCCTTGAGAGGCTTATCTGGAATCCCTTCCGCTCGGGCTTGATCTCTGTCTTCTTTAAACCAGCGGGTATCCATTAACTAAAGTTTCCTTGTGTTGCTGTATCGATTAAATAACCTCTTATTTGTACATAAGCGTCGATGTTTTGATTACCTGATCCAGTCTTGGTTGCTAGTATTCTAAAATCAGTACCTGCTGGCAGTGCTGCTACACCCACTACTGGGAATATAGCTACCTGTTGGTATATCTGAAGAGAGCGTATAGTATACCATATAGTAGAGCCTTGCAGTCTATACTCAAAAGCATAGTCAAGAGCGTTAGTAGATCCTGCGATACCACTTGCTAGTACGGCAGCAGTAGATAGGAAAGCCTTACCTGCTGGAACTGTGAATCCACTTTCTCTGGATTCGTTCTGTCCTGCATTGATAATAGCCTGTGCGTTCCCGTCCATAGAGATAGTGATGTTACCTGCTGGATCCAACTCAGAACCTACGCTAACCACAAGAGCCCCATCGAACCTATAAGCATCTAGTCCTGAGGACACGACAGGAGTCGTACCATCAAGAACCATAGTTGTAGTTTGCATCACAAGGTCTGAGTCCAGATAGTTGATACGCACTGAGAGTGCTCCCGTGGCAGTAGTACCATTGTCAGCTTGACTGGATGATACTATCGTGATCTCTCCACCTGAGGTGGGTAGAGTACGGATGCCAGTAAAGTTGGACATCTCTCGCTGAGTACCATCAGTAAATTCCTTCTCACTCCACCTAGAGATATTGGAGTATCCGGGGATAGCTCCTATAGATACTGCTGTATCCATATTCCCCATCGGGGACATAAGGTTACTATCTGTAGGTATACGTGCCATCTATACTGGTTCCTGTTGGATCTCGTCAGCTAGCTGTCGTCCAGCTACTTCCTTAACGTTCTCATCCTGTGCCTGATTAGACAGAGACTGTGTCTTCTGTTGCTCAGTGATACGGATGTTATCAACTACCAGTTCGTATCCGTCCAGTCCAAGGTTCTCCTCTAGGAGCTTGGCAAGGCGGAAGCCTGAGATGTGGGCTGATACTGCTGGGTCTTGCATGACACCAGACTGGATCAATCCTATCAGGTTCTGTGTAGTCTGAGCTTGCTTAGCGAAGTGCCGTGCCCCTACGGGGTACAGCTTGCCTTTGCTGTT